AATAGAATGAACTAGTTCATCAATTTTCGATTCAATATCGTCTATAGAATCTTGTGCTTGTTTCTTTAATTCGTCCCAATTTCTATCAGGATAATTTTTTAATTGAGACTTAAAAGAATTTAAGTCTTTATTCGCAAGATCTGACATCTTGTCAAAAATGTCAAGTCCTAAAAATTTCGATAAATAAGCTCTTCTTTTTGTAGATCCTTGAGAGATAAAAGAATTGATATCGCCCTGAGCTGACAAAGAAGTAATTGAAAAATCTTCGTGTGTCCCAATTAGAGACCTAATAGATTTTTCAGTATCAGTTCTTAAATCTCCACACAGATCCTCAAGTTCCCCGTCTTCTTGAGCTCTAAAGAAATTTAAAGAAGTCGTAGCATTGACTACACCTCGTTTATTCGTAGATTTGGTCGTCTGTCTTTCCGCAATATAAATTTTTCCGTTATGATCAAATATTGCTCTAGAATAACAATGAGGTTTTCTAATATTACATACATGAAGATTCTTTAGTGCGCCTCTATCTGTAGTGTTAAATAGCGTATAGACCATTGTCCCTACAATTGAAGACTTACCCGTTCTATTTGGGCCAAAGATTCCAATAATGCCATTTAACTTAGAAAAATCAATTTCATTATCTTCGCCGTAGGCAAAAGTATTGTCCCACTTTAAATGTTTTAAAGACCAAGTGGAACCTCTAGAAAAGTCATCTGACGAAATGACAGTTGATAAGTATTTTTTAGTCTGACCAGCTAGAGCATCCCAGTCAACTTCTGAGTTTCCGTTCTCTTTGCAGTAAGTTTGAATTAAACTTAAAATTACCTCTGGTGTGTTTAAATCTGACTTTACAATCGTAGAAGTTCCCGCTTTAATAACTTCACTTTCTGCTTTGTATTCAGACTTAAATGTTACTTCTGTAGCAGAATATTTGTTTTTTAGCGTTTCATTTAGAAAACTAATATCATCTTTACTAAGCGAATTAGGTTATTTAATTCTAAATCTTGACTGAACTAGAGGATTTTTGACTTTTTTCAAGAAGTCTTCTTGAGAACCTGACCATTGAATGGTAACAAAAGGTTTTGGATTAGGGAGCTTTTTAAATGTGACATCCCAGTCGTTCTCATCTTTAATATTCCACAGAAGATAACCATGATTTAATTCTTCTGCATAGTTCTGCTGAACTGGTGTGCCAGGATAAGAAATCCACGGCTTTTTTGTACCCGAAGAAGTATCTCTAAATCCAAGATGCTGCATCTGGTGGATATCACCAAGAAGAACGAAAGGATAGTCTTTAAAAAATTCTACTTTAACTTGAGATTCGTCAAGTTCCCAACCAGATTCAGTTACCGATCCTTGCACAGGTCCGTGGTAACAAGCAATGTTAATCTTTCCTGTTTCGGGTTGAACTTGAGTCCATCCTTCCTCATCAAAGAGCGAATAAACACACCAGTTGTATCCTGGCTGAAATTCATAAACACCGCTCTTCTTATAAAGATGAATTCTTGGATTATTTAAAGCTTGAACAATCGGTGAGACGGCATCTTGTCTTGAAAGATTAGTCAAATTGCCATCATGATTTCCTAAAGTCAAATGAACTGGTGCTACTTCAGCCATTGCTTCGAGCCACCAAGTTAATTGGTCAATATACTCAGGTGAGATGCCAGTTGTTTTGGTATGGAAAATGTCGCCACCGACAAAGATATGATCGACTTTATTCTTCTTACAATCTTTTACAAATGCTGTAAAAACTTCTCGATATTCATCGTGACGACTTAAACCACGCCAATGTATGTCGGCAGTATGTGCAATCTTTAGCATCTAAGTTATAAGCATACAATGCTTTTATTGTCATGTTTAAATCTAGTCAATATAAACATTACTAAAATACAAAACTAGACGAAGTTACTTTTTCGAGTCTATTTGAAAATAAGTCGACCCATTCCATGGGTTTTGCATTTATAAGTGCATCTTCAAATTCTTTTTTCGTCATTGCTCCTGGATCTCCCCACGGTCTTACATCTATAACGATTACATCAACGTCGTATTCTTGCAATTTTTTAACGATTTTTGGAGTTTTCTTGTTCCACATGTCACCGTCAAGAGCGAGCGCGACAGGTGTTTGATGGATTAAAATTTTATTGAAGAGTTCGTGTCTTTCGTCTAGATCAGAACCAAGAAGAGCTGTTGAATTTTCAGTACATTTAACTAAGTCAAATGGACCTTCACATAAAACAAGTCTTTTAGACCAGTCGATGTTGATCTCATTAAAAACAATTGGATTTTTATCTACATCAGGATTGTCATACTTCGGTCTTCGTGTAGGATCAATAGCTCGAGCAGCAAAATAGTTTAAATGTCCTCGATCATTAAAAGAGGGCATCATAATTCTTCGCTTCCATCGAGTCTCATTTGACAATCCAAACTTAAAGTACCAAGCATCCTTCTCGGTTAGACCTCGACTTTCAACGTAGTTCCAAGCTGCTTTAACATCCGGATCTGAAGTACTTGAAAGTGTCAGTAGGCAAAAATCTTTTGGCAGTTCTATCTTCTTTTCTGCTTCAACTTCTGCAGTGATTATTTTAGAATCACCTAATCCAAAGAGTTCTTTGTAAGAACTTAACTGTGAATTTGTTCCATATTTTCTGATAAGAGGAGCGAGGCTTCTAGCCTTCCATCCGCAAGTCCAGCAATGATTTGCATCGTCAGACGTTCTAATTGCAAGCTTCTTTTTACTGGTATCTGCAGGCGAACAAATTGGACAGCGAACGTCAAAATTCTTACCGTTTCCAGAAAGTCGACCTCTTCCAAAGATCGATTCATAAAAATTGACTTTATCAGTCAGCGAAAAAACCACAAATTTAATCTAACATGAAGAACTTAGACTGTTCATTTTTTGATCAAACTTGCAGCCCTGGCAATCACATAAGCATCAGTCATATCTCTACTGGCGTCTATTGGCTCACCATTTTTCTTAGTTTGCCACTGAATATGACTTAAATCATTTTCAGACATGTACTTAAATACTTGCTCTTTTCCGTTCATGCCTGCAATAGCAGTTTTCTGCATTTTAATTCCACAAAGCTTTCTTGCTGTAGAAGAAGAAATATATTCGGGATCAATCTTAAAAACTTCTCTAGAAATATAGGACACTATTCCGTTGAATCTCATGAGAGTCGTGATGGTCGCAGCAGAAGACATTCCAGTGCGAAATCCCATAAGAGGTTCTTCAAGAACAACGCTATAGTCACCAGGGAATCTTTTTGCAATATCGAAGAATTCAATAGCAATTTTATCAGCTTTTTCCCAAAGTGTCTTGCACTTCTTGAAGTCGACTCGATCAAGATAAATAATGTGGGCACCTTTAGAGTCAGGAATAATCCCAGGGTCTAGAATACATACCCCTGTCACAGAAGTCGAAACATCGAGGCCGAGGATCAAATTACCCACTCGATGATTGTTGACACAGATTGACTTATGTAAATCTTTTTAAATAAGACCCATATTCTTTAATTCAATTTCTGTCAATATTACGTAAGTGGCTCCGAATGTTTCGCACCAGGCTTGAGCAGCTGTAGTCTTCTTCTTCACTATAGCTTGCTCAAGCTTTCTTTTTTGTTTGATCTCTATGACTTTTTTAGATCCATCAGAAAATTCAACATAAAAATCCGGAAAGTATCTTCGTATTTTTTTAGTCTTTTGATTAGAGACATATTCTATCACTAATTTTTCATAAGTCCAAGAAGAGACGTCAGGATTCTCGTCTAGATGAATCATGTATTTCTGTTCCCAGCCAGATCTAAAATTGTATTGAATACCAGACTTTGTCGAAGAATATGTGCCTCTATGATATCGACCGCGTTTCTTCTTTTTGCGTGATTTTTTTGGCATACAAAATTTAGCTATCAAAAGAAATCTTAAAGAGAATCTTGTCTCCAGATCTCTTAATGATCGGCTGCGCTAATTTAGCTTTAGCTATTACATTCATGTTTTCATCATGAAAATTCACGCCGGTCACGTAAATGAATTTATCTTTATCAGATGGATCCTCCGAAGCTCTCATTGTCTCTTGACTGAGATTATATGAAGGATTAGAAGAAGAATTTAGCATTCCTGAGTCAGCTAAAATTTCGTACTTTGTTGAATAGATGTTACTAACACCCTTAAAAGAAATCTCATATTGATTTTTTCCAAAGAAGTAGAGATGTGGACTCTTAATAAGAATTACACCTTCATCGTAGAAGATATTACCTACGCTGTTCTGTGTCGCGCAAGATGTGTCTGAGTCAGCTCTATAGAGATTTCCTAAACTATCGTCTTTTAATGTAACTTCGACAGTTCCTTCAGACCCAGATATAGCTGTGTCAGAAATAGAAAAGCTTCCTGGAAGAATTCTTCTTCCATAATAAAGATTACTGATATTAAAGATAGTCACCTGATTTGACGATGGCTCTCTTAGAGTTTTAAAGATAGTTAACGGTAAATTTTTCTGTACTCCTCTATCGAAAGAAGCATCATCTACAGATGCTGAAAGCTGATCATATATTTTTTGATAAAAAGTCTCTGATCCTGGGCCTGGAGGTAATCCAGCATATTCAGTATTAGCACCATAGATTGATTTATTAAATTCAATTGCATTTGAGAGAGAAGGATCGTATTGTCCTAATCCGCTTCCGCTCAGAGTATCTATTGACACAAGATCGTCAAGATAAATGTAGCTCCAATCAACGGCTCCCAAAGAATTGACAAATTTACTTGTGTATTTCTCTGATTTTAGCAATTCGTAATTTGGATCAAAAGTTCCATCATCACAAGGAAGAATCGTCAAATTTCTCTTTGAAACTCCCGACATATTATATAGAGCACTATTTGCTTCTATAGGATCAGACGTGTAATCAATAAGAGACGCTGTGAGATTCATTAATCTTGGAAACTGTGAATTAGAAAAATCCTTGCAGAAATTTTCAAGATTTATGTAATGACCATTGACTCCGAAAGCCATCGAAACATTAAAAGGATCGTCAGTTGTTCCATCTATAGCGAAGAAGGGCGTCTGAGGTATTCCTCCAGATCCATTAACATCTCTTCTTATCGATGATTCTTGCACAAAGAATGGAGGTAAATAGAAAGCTATTTTTGCATTGTCTAATGAATCTATTCCAAGACCGGACAAGCTAGAAGAATGAATATCAGAATCAAGAGAATAATATCTTTTAATTGAGAGATCATGAACTTCAGCCTTAAGAGGATGTCTAAAAGAATAACTTTCAGGATTATCACGCGAAGTGTCTGAAATTAATTCAGCAACTCCATCTCTCCTTGAAGAGTTTGTAGTAAAAAAGTAGCTTTGTGAAGAATTGCCTGAATTCATTCCTTCGTAAAAGTTTCCAATACAAAGTGCAGAAGGATCACTGTGTGTATTTGAAGAAACAGGATTAATAGTTCCAGAGGGAACAACGAAGTAACCTCTATTTTTTCCATTTACTACAAATGATCCTGATCCATCGTTTAATGTATTGGTTCCCCATCTGACAACAACGTGATGCCATTTATTAAAATCAAGAACATTGTCATCTGATAAAAATACTAAATCATTTGGATAAGATCCTTCAACAGCTTGCGATGGAGGTATATCTGCACTGTGAAGTAATTGAAGCATTAATCTAAAAGATGAAGGTTGACCTGATGGATCTTTTAAAGATCCTGTTACAAGAGAAAGAGCATAACTTGAAGATAAATGAAAAATTGTTCCTGCTTTAAAATAACCCTCGTCAATTCCATCTTTTTTGTATCTTGGATTGATATGAAAATCAAAAGTAAAAGCGCCAGACAAGCAGTAAGTTCCTGAAACATGACCCACTTGATCTGGTAAATTGCTATTCAAGATATTTGGGTAGACAAGAACAGACGATGTAGGAATTAATTTTGAATCTGAAGAAACGCTAAAAAAATTTAGAGAATGATAATTCGTATAAGCCCAATGAGCATGAGGATAATCAGCTCTATAGTGCTTCATCAAGATGTCTTTAATGCTATTTTTAGCAGTAGTGTACTTCGTGACATTTATAGTCGGTGTAAATCTTTCAACTTCTAGCGTGCTTATGGGTTTTAAACTAGAATCGTGAACAAGCTGTATGTATTGACCAAGATTTTGTGCGATAGATTGATTAGCTTCTCTCTTGGATCTGGCGACATTTTTTATTGCTTCATACGCAGTTTTAAAGTTTGAAACAGACCAGTTTCCGTAGTCATTACCATCAAGAAATGCTTCTCCAGTCATAATTTTTTCTGAAGAAGAAAGTCGTGGAAATACTTTTACTGATCCTGTTACACCAGAAGATCCAGACGAGTATTCTCGTCTGGGAGTAGTAACGATTGTGAAATGTTCTACATCTTCTCTTTCAACAGGTATAATTGCCATTTTAGCCTGAATCTAGTCATCAGAAATCAAGTCTAACTCTAAAAGTAAGATCTCTACCAGCACTCTTTTCAACTGGTCTGCTTAATTTAGCAACAGCTAGTAAGCCGCCTGAAGCATCGTATAAACCAATAGTTGTAACATAAGCAAAGGTTTCTTGTACCTCATCAGGAAGTGCAGGATCATAGATTGTGAGTCTACCTTCATTTGTTGTTCCGGCAGGCTCTACGTAAGTAGGATTAGATGAGAAATTAAAGTCATCTGGCATTGCTCTACAGAATATCAGCGACGAGTTGATGTTTGTAACATTTTGGAAAGTTATTGCAGTATTCGTGCTGCTTCCGAATCTTGTAAAGCAGAAATGATCAATAATGTTATCAACGCTTCCTGAAGTCATAAAATCAGGAACAAGCTTTGATTTTCCTGCAGTTTCTGTGCCAGATGCGCCAAGAACAAGTTGACCAGTTGCAGTCATTGCATCAATTGTTCCAGACATAAATTGAGAACCAGATGTTATTTTCTCAATATCGAGGACAGCAACACCATAGTCATAATAAAGTCTTCCAACTGCTCTAGAAGTATTAGAAGCATCAACAAGATAGCCATATTGACCTCCAATACTAAAGAATTTTTGATCAGAAGAACCAATGTCTGTAAAGATCATTGATCCTGATGTTGTAGGTCTATTGAGATTGGGTTTGCCCACGTCTGTCGATGCTGTTGCAAAAAGCTTCATTGCAAAAGTCTCACGTTTGATTTGATCTCTTGCAAAGAGTCTCTTAAACGCAATAAACATCGCAGAATCAATCTCTGTTGTTGTTGTGTTAGAAGAGGTAGAAGATGCGTCTACAGGAAGTGTAAAGACTTCAGTTCTACTTCCAAGTAGGGTTTGAGAAAATTGGCTGTATAAATCAGTTTTTTCTCTCATCATGAGAGAGCTACTTGGATAAAGATACTTCCCACCAGAATCTTGAGCTGTTGAAGCAATTGAAGCGACACCATCACTTTTTGCTTCTGGTGGAGCTAGACCGACTGTTACGTCAAATACTGGGTTCGCAGTCTGAAGAGTAAAATCTTGATCGTAGACTGTTTGGAATAATGAAGATGTTACTCCCGGCCCGATTCCACCCGTGACGAAAACTTGATACTTTCTTCTCGATACAGATGAAGAAATGTCTTCTTGTAGTACGTCTATAAGCTGATTAAGAAAAGATCTCGTCGTTTTTTTGTCGCCTGAACCGAGCTGCTTAGATAAGGCCATTTTTCCTCTTTGATTATGCTACGAATGTATAAGTTGACGGGATGTCTAGCGTCACTCCATGACGATTTCCAACAACAGTCACTGATGATGTAATAGTTCTTTCAGATGTTCCTGTTTTCTTTCCGTAGACAGTCTTTGTTGTACTGTCTAAGCTTCTTACATTTATTGTGAAACCAACTGGTTGCGCTGGATCGGCTACACTTAAAACGTATGTCGCAATTCTAGAAGGGTCACTAGCAATTATTGTTGATATAGCAGCATCTGAAGTTGTCAAAGTTCCGTTTACAGGATTTGATAGAGTAAAAAATCTATCAGAAACTTTGATGTTATAAGCAGTTTGAGCAACTTCTCTAATTGCTGTAGGATCTGATGATCCTTTAATTTTTAATGAAAGCGTTATCTGAAGAGAAGTTGTAGACTGAGCAGCAGTTGAAAGAAGAGAAACCGATGATGGATTAGAAGATAGAACAGGCATGTAGACTTGAGAAGCCGCCGTTCCAACATTTTCTCTTCCGACCAGTCTGTATTTAATCGCAATACTTGGATTTGTGAGCGCTTCAAATACGGGAGTGTTCTTTTCAATCTTTTCTTTACCTACTGCTCTTCCATACTTCTTTATCATTCTATAGTCGACTTCATCGTCGCCTAAAGAAAAATGAGTAACATTGAAACTGCTGTTCGATAAAGAAAGTTGTTGACGACCGTAGTCTGTTAATACTGCGTCTAGTATGATGTTGTTTGTTGAATGATCAAGCCATCCCATTTTATCTTCTTCCGTATATTACATCAAAATTATCAAGCTGCTTGACGAATTTTCCAATCTAATATTCTAGATGAATCTCTTGAATGTTAAATTTAACTAAATTAATTATCGTCAGTCAGCTGATTTGGATCCAGAACATTAATCTTAATTATCTGCGCGAT